AGAGTATGTATAAGTTTTTTAAATTTCAACTCCTTTCTTCCAGTTATCAAAATTCCATGCTTGCCATTGACCATAATATTTGGATTGGTCATTACTGTTTATTATGTCATAAAATTCATCATCGGGATTAAATGGTAGTGATTTAGCATATTCCCAAAATGGTGTATCAAACTTTGAACCATATTGATAGTGCCACAATATTATATTTTGAAGTTGAATCATATTTTTTCTTATTTTATCATTACAATAATTATAATTTCTAATTTTAAAAATAAAATCCCATGACTGTCTGCATATATATTGGTAAAATCCAATAGACGTGGCCTCCATTGGTTCTATAAATCCATAAGCATTTCCTTGTAGAATTGTTCTCTCACCTACAATAAAATTTTTTGCCATATAATTTTCAAATACTAACTCATCATATATTTTTGATACATTAAATTTTTCACAAAAATCCTCTACAGCATCATTTCTAGTAGTAATTTTGTTGTTATAAAGATAACCATAGGATACACTATTTTCATTTGGTATGACGAAAGTCCAACCATTGGGTGTGGCAACACAACGAGTGTAAGTTAAATCTGGATCTCTCTCATGTTTTGTGGAAAGAAGAACACTATTCAAAGGATTTATAAGACTATCATAATTATTTTTATCTCGATTATGTCTTCCTCTACAGTCAAAAATTACATTGGCATCTATTTCTTTTTCTGGATTGTTTATTTCTTTTTCGGTAACTGTGAATAAATTAGATTCTATGACGGTTTTTGATAATTTAGATGGAATCATGTGAATAGATGCGTTTCCTAGAGGAAAATCATGAAAAATTTTATCTTGTTTTTTACCCCAATTCTCGTACAAAATTCCTGTTTTTATAGTCGCACCTATTTTATTATCATACCAACCAGACTTCAATACTTCCCAATATAATTGAAGAACATTTAAAGTTGTTCCTTGTCCAACCTTTTCAATGGGATGTTTTACAGGACTATGATACATTTCTATCTCAAAACTGTGTGATTCTTCTGATAGATATTTGTAAAAATGTAGTGCTGTAATACAACCAGCATTACCAGTGCCAATTATTGCTATTTTTATCATTCGTCAATAAAAAATGAAAGAGTAAGACGACCAGATTTCATATCATCACCAAATAAATCTGTAGGAGCGTGATAATAATGTGAGGGATATGCCATGATTCTATTATAATAATTCTCTATTTCTAGAGGTGTGCCATCTATCACAATAGTAGTTCCACTATCTCGTGGTGGATTTGGACTTAGATATACAATACCAGCATATTTAGAGGGATCACGATGCCATTTATCCTTCTTAAAATTTACAAGAGTATTTCTCGTACTATTCAATGATATATGAAAAAAAGAATGAACTTTTAAATTACCTATTTCAAAATTATAATCTATGTGATTTTTTAAATATTCACACGCTTCATTTAAAATTGAATTATCTAAAGTTTTTAATTCATCTGATCTAAATCCCTTCCAATTTTCATCTGGATCAGACACCTCTTCGGGAGTTTTATATGATGTAGATAATGCAATTTTTCTAAGTTCATCAGGATTTTTAAAAAAATTATCTTTTATTATAAGTTTTTCCATAAATTAATTATATCAAAAAATACTCTCTTTGACAAGTAGAATATATATGTTATAATGTGTTGGTTAGTAAAAATAGTATGGAAAATAAATCTAATGATCGCATAACAGATTTTATTATTAGATATAAAAAAGTTTTTACAAGGCAAGAATGTCGAGATATAATTGAACAAATTGAATTTCTTGCTGAAAATTGTATGTTATATCCCCAAAATGTAGAAAATAGACCTTGGCAAGATCAAGATGCTACAAATATATTTTGTGATGATGGTCTCACTATAACAACAGGCACTAAGGTTACAAAGCAAATTTTTCCTAAAGTAGACCCTTGTGTCAGAGAATATCTTAAACAATTTCCGATACTAGGTCAGAGAAAATTCTCTATTAATGATTGTAAAATTAAAAAAATTAAATGTGGTGCTGGATTTCATCAATGGCACTATGAAAATGGCAGTGTCTCTGATGCTCGTAGAACTTTTGTTGTCCAAATCTACCTTAATGATGATTTTGATGGGGGTGAAACAGAATTTTTATATCAAAATAAAAGAGAAAAAGCATCAGCGGGAGATGTCTTAATTTTTCCCTGTCAATATACACATGTTCATAGAGGTAATCCACCAATAAATGGGGATAAATATCTCGTAACCTCTTGGGCATGGATACAAGATACTGGTAATGGAAGAGGAAGTTATTAATTATGAAAGAAACTCTAGAGGCAGAATTATATGTGGAACCATTCCCACTAATGGTTGTAAAGAACTTTTATAATCAAAATGAATTAGATTTAATATGGAAAGAATTAGATTTTTACACCGAACCAAATAAACTCTTCGAAGCAAAAGAATATGGTGGTGTTGTAGATCGAACAAATGCGAAAGCTATACTCTTAGATGACCTTTATAGAGGTGATAACAAAAAAAATTTTAGAAATATATCAAATATATTAACAGTTAATCGAAAATTATTTAATTGTGGTGTATTAGATAAATTTTCTGAACTACATGGATGTTGTAGTATAGCACCTAAGTGTAATCATGATGTTACTAAAGTAAGATATTATCACAATAATGAATATTATGATCCTCATACTGATCGATCAGTTCAGTTTTTAGCATTTTCTTATTTTTATAAAGAACCCAAAAAATTTATTGGCGGTGACTTAATATTCCCGAAGTATGATTTTAAATTACCTTGTGAAAATAATTCTATGGTTATTTTTCCTGGTTGGGTGGAGCATGGTGTTAGAAAAGTAACCATTGAAGACTCAGATTATTTTGATGGTTGGGGTAGATATTGTATTTCTAGTTTCTTTAGTTGTAGGGATAAATCTTTTTTTGAAAATAATGATGACTGATAATATAACAAATTTTATATCAACATTTGATCATGCCCTATCAGAGGAAGAATGTAAACAAATTATTCATGAGTTTGAAGATAGTAAGGAAAAACAAATTGAAGGTAGAGTCGGTAATAATTTAATAAAAATTGGAACCAAAAAATCAACTGATATAACTTACAATTTTAAAGATAGTTCACTTACCACAAAAATTATCAGTAAATCACTGCTGAGACATGTAAAGATATATGTTAATGAATACCCAGAACTTGATAACCATGTGGGTGATTGGACGACCTGCGATTACTATAATGTTCAAAGATACAAACCACAAGAAGGATATTTCAAAACACACTGTGAAGTAGTTGATATTAAATCAGCTAGTCGTATTTTAGTTTGGATGTTTTATCTAAATTCTGTTGAAGATGGTGGTACTTTGTTTCCTCAATATGAAGTTGGTATTAGGGCAATTCAAGGTCGATTGGTAATTTGGCCTGCCTATTGGACTCATCTACACAAAGGTCAAATAAGTCAATCTCAAACAAAATATATTGCTACTGGATGGCATAATTTAATAATTTAGTAAAATTTATATTGTTCTCCACCTTGTCCACCAAATCCTCCTCCTCTGTTATTTGCTAAGTCATCTCCACATGCTAAATTTTTACCAGGTGGTTTAGTAGCAGTGCTTCCATTTTGGTTACGTCCACCACCATTTCCACCATTTGTAGCTTCTGCTTCCTCGTGATCTCCACCTCTTCCACCATCTCCTCCAGTACTACTACTTGGGGCAATATTAACTCCTCCTCCTTGTGGGTCTTCTGTCGCTCCTGGACCATCTGCTGTTCCATCTACACCAGCAGGAATACCAGCACCTCCTCCTCCACCGCCACCACCAGCGGAGTTTTTATCTCCCCAATCGTTTTGCTCTGCACCTGATCCACTTCCACCGCCACCGCCACCGCCAAAAATTCTTGACTCACCAGAAATCTCGTCCTCATAACTGAATGTCTGTGTATCACCCTCTGAATCTACGTGAGTATAACTTTCGTGTATTTTCATCCCACTTGTTCCTCTACCACCGTTTTCGCCA